TGGATATGCGGACTAGCACTTGGATACACATATATTTTTTATCCGCTATTAGTCTGGGTTTGTGCGTTGTGGTTTCCCCATGTACAGCCGCCAAAGCTTGGAAATGATGGAATGTTGTATGAGCTTTTATTCGGTATGCTTGGCCTTGGCGGCTTGAGGTCGTTTGATAAGTTAAAAGGGACGGCTAGATAGCCTTCATCACATCACCTCTGGGCGACTAGCGAGACCGCAGTAGCCGTGTGTTGCTGGTTTTTCTCTATGACCAAGAGCAGGCTGTAACCACCGCCACATTGCGCACTTGTCGGCGATGCATCGCGCTGCATCTGGCACAGTAGTTTTCCTGCCGTCCTGCAGGCGGTTCATGACGGTTTGCCCCATTGCAACCGAGCCGCCATTGCATGCAGCGAGCCGCACCATCGGACACCACAGCTCGCTGGCTTGTTTTTGTGTATGGCTCATGCTAAAACCTCCCCGCCGACAAAATACCTTTAATCAAATCAAACGACATGCCTGTTGATTCATGTATATTCAGTGCTATCGTTGCGCCTATAGGTAATGTTCCGTGGCGAATCTTGCTAATCACTGGTGGCGCTACTTCGAGCAATTTAGCCAGTGCAGCATCGTTTTTCAGGTGCATTTTGTACATCACTTCATCGAGCAAGTTATTCCGTGTTTCTATGGTTTGCGGTGTTTTGTCGAAGCTGATCATGCAGTCACCTCATCAATAATTTGTTTTACTTCATCCACCGAGACGTGCAGCTTGATCGACACCCACAAGACTGCGTATTCATGCGACTCTGATCTGATCAAATGCTCATACTCTCGGCGTACCTGTTTAGCCAATTCTGGCTTGCTGATAATGGTCATATATCTGCTAGTGTTTCTGGTTCTGATGGGTGCGGAAACCGTGATGGAAGGCTGCTATCCATTTGATTGCGCAAAATTCAAACACTTTATTCAAGCCTCCTGCTCAGCGCCGTTTGCTATGAATTTCTGCCCCATACCCACCATCTTGCCAAAGTTGTGACCTGCCTCAGTCGCCTGAATTACCATTTTTGCTGCATTGATTTCAACTTGAATTGAGTCGTTCAATACTTTCATGTTGGCTGCAATCGCCATCCCACGCCCAATGTCCATTTGGCCGCTGCGAAGCTCTGTAATTGTGTCGAGAATCATTCTTCGTGCATCGCCAGTGGTTGCGATTCTATTTGCGTTGAAAGTGTTTTCCATTTCAGTTCCTTTTTATTTGAGATTTCTGACGATTTGATTAATGAAGAAATTACTTTTAATTCAGTGATGCTTTTCTTTTGCTGAAAATAATCATCCAGCGTTTCGAACAAAATGCTTTTCAAGTTTGGCTCTTGTTTCATTTGCGCCACCATTTATGACTAATGCTTTGATTACGTTCAGCAGAGGATATTTAGATGCCCCTCTTGGAAATTTTGCAGCAACAGCACTGCATTTTTTAGAATTGCAAATAACCCACCTGTTAAGGCATTTCAGCATATCGCTTGGGAAAACAAGTCCGCAGCAATCGCACTCTAAATGGCCTTTATCCGCAATTAACACGTATGTTTTTGACTCTTTATACGCGAGAGTTAATTCATCAATTTTTATTTGTTTAGCCCATTTGTTTTCAAGAATTGCCGATCTTGTTTTCCAGTATTTATCTCTAATCAGTGAAAGCCTTTCTACTTTTCCAACAAAGAGTTTGATATCTAGCCCAACTAATGTTTTATGGTGAGAATTTGTATATTTCTCTGCAAGCTGTAGCTTCAGGCGGTCACTTTTTTCTGGCGTTACTTCGCCAAACAGTTTGGAATACTTTTCAAGCACCATGAAAATCAGGTCAACATAGTTATAGACTCTTTCATCTTTGTATCGAAACACGTTTGGAGTGCCATATATAAGTTTTGAATTTCTTACTCTCAATCTTTCAGCTAAGTTCATATCCACTCCATTTCGGGTATTTATTTGCTCTTGTCTCTGGCTAGTTTTTCCGTTAATTAAACAGCGTAGGAATACTTGCCACGGTACGGATTTTGGAAAGGTATATCGTCGTCCATATCTGCAAAATTCGGGGCGCGTGGCGCGTCTGGCGCAGGCTGGCTTGCTGGTGCTTGGCGCGGTGCAGGTGCAGGCGCGCTTCCATCTTGACGACCGCCTAGCATCTGCATGCTGTCCGCCTTGATGTCAGTTGCGTATTTTTCGACGCCGTCTTTGTCTGTGTATTTGCGAGTGCGTAAGCTGCCTTCGACGTACACCTGCGAACCTTTTTTCAGATACTGGCCAGCGATTTCAGCGAGCTTGCCAAAGAAGGTGATGCGATGCCATTCGGTCTGCTCTTTCTTTTCGCCAGTCGCTTTATCTTTCCAGCTATCGGTTGTCGCAACGGTAATATTTGTGATTGCGTCGCCGCTGGGCAAATATTTTGTTTCAGGATCGCGTCCCAAATTGCCTACGATGATGCATTTATTTACTGATGCCATGATTACGCCGCTCCATGTTGTTGATTTATCTGTTTTACTTTGATTTCTATGTACTTTCTTGCCGCTTCGACTTTGGTCTTGATTTTGTTTTCAAGATCTTTGTCTCGCTCATACGGAACAATTGTTACTCTCAAATGCTCTGGTATATGGTCAACAAAGTGCAGGTCTTCTTGTTCAAATTTGATCAATTCATCTGGCGTATTGACCATGCAGTAAGCAATCTCAGAATAATCAACGTTCCACAACATCATGTACGCGCGTAGCTGCCATTCATAGTTTTTATCTAATCCATCCTCTTTTGTGGCTGGAAAAGTAGGAAGGCTCCATGATGATTTGATGTCAATGATCTTTGAGCCAGTGAAAATGTCACATTCACCAGTTACCCAATCATTTGTTCTGCGCTCTGTATTTTTCTTATAATCAGTAAAAAATACAGAGTTATAAAGTTCGATTGACTGGTCTTCTACAATCAAACCTTTTTCCATGTACTTGCCGCTTATTACTTCATGGAACCCATAGACAAATTCTTTGGCCATTTTGTCTAATGTCGTTTTTGCGCCTCTTGAAAGAGTTTCATTTTTTTCTTTTGGATCAGTCATCAAGTCGCCTAATGCTGATGCTCGTATGTGGATCATGCTGATTGCTCCTCGCTTTGTTTTAAGATTTCCTCTTGTTCTGCTGTAATCTCAAAGTTATCGCGCAATTTTTTCTCTGTGTATGCGCCAGATTTAATCTGTTCAATTGCGCGTTTCAATCGCTCATCCGTAATGAATTGCTTTTTCTTCGTCATCACTTGTGGGCGAACACGTAAGCAAGGAACGTTTTTTTCTTTGCCCATATTGGTAGTACTGGCGTATATCGTGATAAGTTTTCCAGCCCATGTTTCAATGTATGGGCTATATAATTTCTCGATTGACAGGGAATTAGTTTTATTCAGGATTAGCGGCTTTTGCCCTTTCAAATGAGCAATCGTGTGCATCTCCTTTTTCCCGCCCATCATCGTTACTTCTTCATGGGTGACATGTGTTATTTCAACCGTTAAGTCATCGCCTTCGTTTGGTAAAGCATAAACACCAATAAAGCGCGGATCGGTCAACTTTTTCCAATGTGTTCTTGTATCTGCGTTCATTTTTTAGCCTTTCGCTCGGGACTAAATAAACTTGTTAAACTTCAAAAAAATAACCAGTCTTTTGCTGCCCGATATACACGTAATGGAATTGGGCAATATGCGTGGGCGTTGTACCAAAATCGGAAGCCAGGCTTATACTTTTTGATCGTCATTTGGGTTCTCCGACAAGCCGCGCCAGTCGAGGTTTTGGTATTGACTTTTATAAGCGCGAGACATTTTTGCTGCTTCTATAGAAATAGATCTGAACCCCCAAAATTTCCCATCCCAAAATTGAAATGCAATAGCCCCTGATTCTCTTAACTTGCATTCATAAACACCCACATGCGCCGGAACAAACTTTCTTCCATCGAACCATTTAGTTAGTTTCATTTGCTCACCATCCTCACGCCAGTCATGTATTCCGCTTCAATCGAAAGCGCCCTTAATTCACGTTGCAGCTGCTTCTTTTCTGCCTGTGCTTGCTTGATTGCTTCTTGCTTGTAGGCTTCAGCATCGGCTTGTTCTTGCTGTTCATCTGAAATAGCGCAAATGGACATAATCAGCGTAAAGAAAACAGCGGCAAGAACCCATGTTGTGAATGTTTCGCGGGTCATGGTTTTGTTCCTTTCGCTTTTGCGATCACGTCGCTAACATCAAAATCAGCACAGGCATTTCCTAAAAGCCGCATGTCTTCGCTCATAGACAATGTTGCATTGTTAGCACCTTCTGGATGCCAATCAGAAATACGGCGACCATGAAGCTCTTGCATTAATCCGTCGATAAATTCTTGGGCGCGTAATAACTCTTTCAGCAAATAAGGGGCAGCGGCGATAAGTGTGGCATTAGCCATTAACTCTTCGTGTGGCCTTGACATTGACATGACAGGTAATCCATCTGTACCTATTGGCTCTACGCCTGTATCTTTGTTAAGATTCCACGGCCCCGCTGTATGTTTAACTTCGCTCATCACAATCTCCCTTTTAAGTTTGCGCAGTTGTATCAATCCGTGATCGCGCAACTTCAATTAGCAATTGATATTCGCGACCAATCTTTGAATCAAATCTGTGTTTTTTTTCAACAGCAGACAGAAACTCAACATCAGTTCCTGAAAAGCAGCCGCGAGATACGAATAAACCTTTTTTAGAGCGCGTAACTGTCAGCGTCCCGTTCTCACTGCCTACTTTAGAAAACCAGACTATTTGCGCATTGCCAGACACCCGCGCATCGCCATACACCCGCGCATCGCCAGACACCCACGCATCGCCATACACCCACGCATCGCCATACACCCGCGCATCGCCATACACCCGCGCATCGCCATACACCTGCGCATTGCCAGACACCCACGCATTGCCATACACCCACACATTGCCAGACACCCACGCATTGCCAGACACCCGCGCATTGCCATACACCTGCGCATTGCCATACACCCGCGCATTGCCATACACCCACGCATCGCCATCTTGTGAAAGGTTTTTTTCTGATTCGACGTATCCACCAAGATCACCAGAAGCCACTGATAAGCCGATTGCGATCAATGCTCGGATGCGATACAGGGTTCGACCACACCATTCTTTTGTGTCACCATTTACTAATTCGTATTTCTTTGTCATCACAATCTCCCTATTTCTTTTCAAAAACTTTCAAGCAGATTTCAACTACTTTTTTGCATTCTTCTAAATTCATAAACCCGATGTGAGTCTTTTTTACTGGGATTCCGAGTTGCTCAGATAGCCAAGCGTAACCAGCTTTTCGCGCTGTTCTTTTGCTGCATTTATCCCGACGCTGCTTTCCTTGCCATAGAGGATCAAAAGCTGCGTGAGCCTTGATCTTCCACTCTCTCAATTCAGCATTAGCAAGTCCACCAAGTGCATTCGTTGTCCCCTTATGACATCCAACCCAAGCCCCACATGGAACGCAAACATATGTCGGCCCATAGTCTTGTCGGTATGGGTATCCGCGCATACCAAGCATCAATAGTTGAGCTGGTTTTTCGCAATACCTACAAAACTTTTCCTTTGCTGCTTGCTGCACTTTTTTGATCATATCGGTATCTCCGTTTTGAATCGTCTTTTTCGTATTCACTACACAGAAGCAGTCTGAATTTAATCAAACGGATGGCGGGTCTTAGCAGTGCGCTCCACCAGAGTCATGCTTTCGCATTGCGTCCCTTTTTCTCTGCTTCTGTGTAGTTCCTGACTCTTACGCGGCCAGGTTACGTGTGGCGGTCGGTACTAACTTCTTCCGCATAACTCAGTTCAAGATTCGTCTGCTCAATTACGCGCCCGGGTTTAACTATCGCGTGCGCATCAGCCTGCGCATTCACCACAAGAAAAAGAGCAGACCACGCACACTGAAGGCCGGTATTGGGATTGCCTTTATTGCCACGCATCCGTCTGTTTTTCATGCCCGCGCTCTTTCTTGTGGTGGCTCTTAAAGTGAGCCAGCCTTGTTAATCAACCCCGCTGAATCAGCGAGAACCCGTTTTGCTCAATGATGCTTCATTTGTTCTCCTATCAAAGTTAAACAACTAAAATCATTCATCAACATCCACTTTTAATTCTTCTTGTGGTGTCCAAAGTTCTGCATGCTTACGAATCAAAACAAGTGCAGCGCGGTATTCGTCTCCGTGTTTATTTGAACCATGTGTTTTTTCTACTGCAGCTTCAAATTCTTTGATAGCCCCGCTAAAGCAGCCCGCGTTAATATGAATTCCCTTATCAGTGATAAAGCTGATCAAATAATCAGAACGAGAGCCTATCGGTCCGAGTTGGAAAAATGATCTGTCGCCAATAAGTTTTTTGTCACGCAGATCGGCACCACGCAGATTGGCACCACACAGATTGGCACCACGCAGATCGGCACCACGCAGATTGGCACCACACAGATTGGCACCACGCAGATCGGCACCACACAGATCGGCACCACGCAGATCGGCACCACGCAGATTGGCTCCATACAGATCTGCATCACACAGATTGGCACCATACAGATTGGCACCACACAGATTGGCACCACACAGATCGGCACCACGCAGATTGGCACCACACAGATCGGCACCACGCAGATTGGCTCCATACAGATCTGCATCACACAGATCGGCACCACGCAGATCGGCACCACGCAGATTGGCTCCATACAGATTGGCTCCATACAGATCTGCACCACACAGATCGGCACGAGCTTTTAGCGCCATTTCGAGCGTAATTGTTAGTGTGTTTTCTTCGCATTCATGTGCAAATAAAACTGAATTATTAAATCTGCTTTTAATTTCGATCTTCATATCTTCCTCAGTGGTTAGATAACTAAAATCAAAGCAATCGCAGGAGGCTATTCATTTCTCCCCGCGGCTAGACGGTGCGATCACTTTGGTTTTAGCTCTCCTTTAAAACTACGCTGGCGGAGAGTTACCAGCCGGATTTACGTGCACCGGAGCCGTATTGCTTTGCAGGACGCTGCTACCTGCTTCACGCTTCCCAGTTCTAGACCTGTTCAGCCAACGTTTTAAAAACCATCATCTGGCGCTCTGTTTTCCCATACGTTTCTTTGGGCTTCACGAAAGACAGATGCTTTAAATAAACCGTCCATTATTTCCAGTAGCTTTGCCGCATTTTTGTCGAGTACCGCTTTTGCAATTTCAGGCTGCGCAAGGAAATAAAAGTCTTCGTCAATGTTTCCTACTGAGTCATCAAACAAGCCAGTTAAAAGCTCTCTCGCTGTATCCAGAACTGCCAGCGGAACATCACGCATACTTTTTCCATACACATTTGCAGCAGACGAATATTTGAGATTTAACGCATCAACTTCTTTCTCAACTGCCAAATCAATCTCACGATCAATCTGCTCTGCTGTTTTTTTGCGAGGTCGAAAAACTGCTTCTGAACTGAAAAAATTCACGAGAGCCATTTCATTTATCCAGCCGATTAGTAATTCCAAGGCTGAGCGCCTCTGATTTTTGCTTCTTTCTTTGCCTCTGGTTTAGAAGCAAACTCTTGTGTCGAGATAACGCCGGAGCTGATTTCTGGGCCCGTTGTCAGAATCAATTGAAACTTTCCAGTGCGTGTTTTGTAGATATGCGCTTTCATTTTTATCTCCCGTTGCTTCGTCCTGCGGTTCATTAAAAGAGCCTCATCTGCCAAGTCAAATAAGTGGTTCATCGTTCTGCTCCTGCGTTTTGATTCGATGAACACAGTTTAATAAACGCTAAACACAAAGTCAAGCAAATACTAAACAAATGTTGTATTATTTGTTTACCGGTTACTTAACTGGTCAGAAATGCAGACAGAACCTCGTTGCCACATTTGAGCGATAGCCCGCTGGTTCTTCATCTTCAATTAATTCATAACTCGCAATTCTTCCGTTCCCAGCGGCAAATGAGATCCTTGATTCTTTGACGTACACCATTTCATCACTTGGCAAGTCGTCTGGATGCGTTGCAAATACTTTCGACTTCACAGTATTGCCTACAAAATATTCAGCACGATCCTGTGCAACATTGTCTTTTGTCTCTTGTGATGGCGAGTCCAGATAAAGAGCGCCCATCCCATAGTCATTTTCAAGTCGCCTCGCCGCTTTCTCTCCAACGGCGCTTCCCCGCCCATCAATTGAGATAGGTAGCTCTTTTCATCTATGGGAATGCTTCTGTTCTTAAAGAACTCTTTCAGCTTTGCCCTGCGTATTTCTTTGATATCCATACAAATATTGTGATTAGTAAAAGTTGAACAAGCAAATACTTAACTTTTTACTTGACTAACGGTTTAGTGTTTATTAAACTCAACTAAACAAATAGGGGAGCGCATATGCAACTAAAGCAATACATCAGTGAGGAAAGAGGGCGAGCTTCAAAGCTTGCCAAGGAAATTAAGGTGTCGCCGTCTTACTTATCTCAAATGGCATCTGGTGAGGCTCCAATTTCACCAAAGAAAAGCGTCGAGATTGAAATTAAGACCGGCGGTCTTGTTTCCAGAAAAGACACCAATGCCGATTGGGAAAAAATCTGGCCTGAATTAAAGGAGCAACACCCATCTTCTGGTTGCTGAACGAAATCTTATTGATGCAACAGATCAGCTAGAAAGAGTAGAGAAAAAATCATGACGGATTTTATCCGATTCCAAAAAACAAAAAACCGGATCAGTGAGGGCTAATCCGGTTCAGTCAAAAGGTAAAGCTATGACGAACGAGATTGTAAAACAAGATGCGCAGGAAGTACAGACGGTTTCTGTATACGAAGCATTCAGAGAGCAGTGCGCAGAAGCATGTATTAATGCAATGCTAGATGCTGCAAGAAAAGGAAAACCAGAAAACATTATTCGGTTATCAGGCTTTGTAGCAGTCCGCGACATGCCTCTGCCTGAAGTAAAGAATGACGCCGAAGCCCTGCGCAAAGAGAACGAGCAGTTACGCGATGCACTAGAGAAATGCAGTGATCTTGCTGTCGGTGGGCTATGTCAAATGTCACACGGTGGAACGCGAGCATTCTGCGAAGACATCAAGTTACATGTGGCAGATATATTGAAAGGCGGTGCAGCATGACGCCGATCAATCTTACATATTCTAAATCAAAACTTCCATTCTATTTGATAGCAGAGAGAATTGTTACATGGGCTCCATTTGGTGAGAGCGGTTCCAGAATTATTATCGAGGACAGACATGAAGCTTATGTCAAAGAGTCGCCAGAAGAAATTCTTGCTGCTATCCAATTTGCAAAAGGAGGCCAACCATGACCTTCTCAACCCACCCACAAGCGATACACAAATATCGCACTCAAACAAATAAAGCACCGAGCCTTGCTGTAACAAAGCAGATCAAGTGCGCGTCTGTCAACTGCTCAAAAGCTAATCGCAAACAATCGATTGGTCAGTTTATGCAGGACGGAAAAATCATTTCGACTATTTGCAAAACATGCAGATGCGGGAGGGCGAAATGATCAATCAAATCATGGTCGTCTTCGCCAATTGCATCGGCGTATTTCTGATGCTGATGGGGGCAATCTGCATCCTTCTAAGTACTGAAGTCAAAGCCTTATTGCTCGGCGCGGTCTTCTTCATTCTCGGCTTTATCATCGTTGGCGTTTCTTATCACCACGCGCCGACGCTTTTCATCCTGTCGAGGTCGGTATGACTAAGACATTTGTTCTTGCTCACGACATCGCCCGTAGCCGAGCCATAGAAGCGGTTAAATCTGCGCCGCATGGCCTCGTAGTTCAAATCAAAGAGCCTACACGCACTCTTGACCAAAATGCGGCGCAATGGCCGATTCTTGAAGCGTTTGCTGATCAGCTTTTATGGCCTGTCAATGGCGAAAAAGTGAAGATGTCAAAGGAAGAATGGAAAGACGTCCTTTCGGCTGCATTCAAACGCGAAACAGCACGGCTGGCAATGGGCATTGATGGCGGCGTCGTCATGCTCGGCAAGCACACCAGCAAATTCACAAAAAAGGAATTTAGCGAGTGGATGGAGTTTTTGCACTCTGTTGCTGCTGCCCGTGGCGTGACTGTTTATGGAGAGATGGTGGCATGACTCTCAAGCGCACCCCATTCCGCAGCACATCAAAGCCAGCCAAATGCAAAGTTTGCCGGTGCGAGTTCGTCCGCAAATTACCTGGTCAAAAAGTTTGCGGCGAACATTGCGCAATGGCACTTGCTTTTTCTGTGCGTGAGAAAGAGGCGCGAATAGAAGCCAAGAGAATAGCGGCGGCTGATCGCGCTAATACTTCTGCGCGTAAAGAAGCGATCAAGTCCATTCCAATGCTGATTGCCGAGGCGCAGGTTGCGTTTAATCAGTTCATTCGTGCACGTGATACAGGTTTGCCTTGTATCTGCTGTGGACAGTTTCCAAAGTCCGAGGCAATCACTGGCGGCGCATGGGATGCTGGTCATTACAGAAGCCGTGGCAGTGCAGGACATCTTCGCTTTAATGAAGACAACTGCCATGCGCAATTGAAGCAATGCAATCGTTACGGTGGCGGTCGTGCTGTTGATTATCGCATCGGATTAATTGCGCGTATCGGTCTTGATCGCGTAGAAGCCCTCGAATCAAACAACGCTGTTCATAAATGGACAGCAACAGAACTTCGCCAGATCCGTGCGACGTACAAGCAAAAACTCAAAGATCTACAAAAGGAGAAATGAAATGAAAAATATATTTAAACCTGCATTTTTAGTTATCTCAATGTTCGTATTAAGCGGTTGCGTTTCTGATGATTTTTCTTATGTCAACGCAAGAAGCAAAGCTTATTACGAGGATCGAGGATTTCAAGTGATTGGGTATCAAGGCTTCAACATGTGGTCGGCTGGGCGATGCTATTGGTACACGATTGAGCGAGATAAAACAATTTATGAATCATGCCTGATGAAATGGGGGGATGAAGTTCACGAATACAACTTGCGGGCTTTAAATGCAGTAAAGGGAAATTGAATGCAAAAAGCCCACTGCGTGAACAGTGAGCTTCTCTAACCACGTACTAATAGGAGTAGGAAATGGATGCACAAATTATAGGCGAATACGAAAGATTTATCAAAAGTAAGCAATCGGCTGATGTCCCTACGGGATTCGATTGTGATGTTCAGCTCGGTCCGCTATTCGATTTTCAGGCTGCTTGTGTCAAATGGGCTTTGAAACGTGGCCGCGCTGCTTTGTTTCTCGATACTGGCCTTGGCAAGACTTTATGCCAATCGACATGGGCGCAAAAAGTAGCCGAGCATACCGGCGGGAACATTATTATCGCGGCCCCGTTATGTGTGGCACAGCAGACTGTTGAAGAGTCTGCAAAGTTTGGCATCAATGTTAAATATTGCCGATCCGAATCGGAAGTTGAACCAGGCATCACGATTACAAATTACGAAATGCTGGAGCATTTTGATCTTGAATCATTTGTCGGTGTTGTTTTAGATGAATCTTCGATACTCAAGTCGCATACGAGTAAAACCCGTGAATTTATCACTGAATCATTTAAGTCAACACCTTACAAGTTGTCATGTACTGCTACACCAAGCCCTAATGATTATATGGAGCTAGGAAATCAATCGCAATTTTTAGGAGTGATGTCTGCAACTGAAATGCTTGCCACATTCTTTACTCATGACGGTGGAGATACTGCCAAATGGCGACTTAAAGGTCATGGGAAAGTAAAGTTTTGGGAATGGATGGCTACATGGGCAATTTGCATCAGAAACCCATCTGATCTTGGATTTGATGGATCCCGCTACGAATTGCCACCGGTAAAAATGATTGAGCACGTTGTTTCTGGTGGGGATCTGTTGGAAGGCCAATTATTCGCTGTTACAGCTCAAACATTGTCAGAACGTCGTCAAGCTAAAAAATCAAGCATGGATGATCGTATAGAACTGGCGGCAAGTATCGCCAATGGCACAGATCAGCCAGTAATTATTTGGTGCCACATGAACGAGGAAAGTGAGCGATTAACTAATGCTATTCCTGATGCCGTCGAGGTAACTGGTTCAATGACTATCGCACAAAAAGAAAAAAACATCATGGCTTTTACACATGGTGAAGCTCGGGTATTGGTCAGTAAAGCATCGATATGTGGGTTCGGCATGAACTGGCAACACTGCAACACGATGATATTTGCAGGAATGGATGATTCTTTCGAGAAGTATTACCAAGCTGTGCGCCGTTGTCACCGGTTTGGACAGAAGAAGCAAGTCACTGTCCACATTATCACGGCTGAAACAGAAGGCGCAGTCAAGGCAAACATCGAGCGTAAGCAGTCGCAAGCAAATGAAATGGCTGGGAAGATGGTAGATCGTATGCGCGAAATTACCCGCAGTCAAATTGTTGGTGCTACATCAAACACTGAAACCTATAAACCAACTATGCCGATGTCTATCCCGGCATGGATCATTGCAAATATCGGAGCATGAATATGACTAATGTAATCAATCAATCAATTACTGAAAAATTCGCTTTATTCAATGGTGACTGTGTTGATGTGTGCAAAACACTCCCAGACAATTCTATTGATTTTTCTGTCTATTCTCCACCGTTTGAGTCTTTATATGTGTTTTCCAACTCAGAACGAGACATGGGAAATAACGCATCATCAGAGGATTTCTGGACTCACTACAAATACCTTATTAATGAAATGTATCGCGCGATGAAGCCGGGGCGTTTAATTGCAATTCACTGTATGAATTTGCCAACATCCAAAGCCCGCGATGGCTACATTGGCATCAAGGATTTCCGAGGCGAAATTATCAGGAGTCATCAAGAAGCAGGTTTTATCTATCACTCTGAGGTTTGCATCTGGAAAGATCCAGTTGTTGCGATGCAAAGAACAAAAGCGCTAGGTCTTCTATATAAACAACTACGTAAAGACAGCTGCATGTCTCGTCAAGGCATCGCTGATTATCTCGTTGTTGTTCGTAAGCCAGGCGAAAACCCAGATCCAGTGACAAAGACAACTGAAAGTCATTCTGTCGATTTGTGGCAAAACTACGCATCTCCTGTCTGGATGGATATTAAGCAGACAAGAACTCTGCAATACATGAGTGCGCGCGATTCTGACGATGAACGCCACATATCTCCTTTGCAGCTTGATGTAATCGAACGCGCAATTGATCTTTGGACCAATCCAAATGACCTGGTATTCACCCCATTTCTCGGCATCGGTAGCGAAGCATATGTAGCGCTGCAAATGGGGCGTCGTGCTGTTGGATCTGAGTTGAAGCCATCTTATTTCGCACTTGCGTCACGTAACTGCTGTGAAGCTGTGCAGGATAAGCAGAGCGATCTTTTTAGCGAGGATGCAGCATGACCCGCCGCAAAGTCCTCACAAAAGAGCAGGTCAAACAGATTCGCTCTGAGCATTCATCTAAGCGCGGCTTCGGATACGCATCGCAAGCCAAAAAACACGGAGTTGGTGAGTCAACTATTCGCGATGTTGTGAAGTATTACACGTATGCGGGGGTGTGATATGGACATCAATAAAATGGCTGAAAACGTGCAGCGTCTAAAAACAAAGCAAGCAAAAAACCCGATTGGCACCAGAAAATTAACCTTCCATTTTTCTGACCGTGATCTATAATGATACTTGCTGCGCAATGTAGCAATCATAAGCCCCGCTATTTTGACCGGTAGTGGATAACGCAAGCACAAATGGGCATATAGAGGGGATGGCTAACCAGCAATGGCGTCACCCTGAATTTGTGCAGGGGGTCAAATCTCCCTCTCTATATGCCCTGAGGATAGAGTATGAAATCATTACACTCACATCAAATGCAAATGGCTAAAAATGTAGCCGTTTTGAAGCATCCACAAGTTAAGAAAAAGCAAGTAAAACGCTTAACTAATTCATTGATAGCAATGCTCAAAGAGAGTAAAAAATGAGTTGGATTAAGCTTGAAACGCATACTTTTGACAAAGTTGAAGTGTACTCAATCGCCGAAGAATTGGGTATAGATGCAGATTCCGTTATAGGAAAATGCTGCCGTGTATGGACATGGTTTGATTCAAATACGGTTGATGGCGTTACCCCGAGCGTTACAAAAGCGTTACTCGACCGTCAGTGTGGCGTCATTGGTTTTTGCAAAGCAATGATAAATGCAAAGTGGATGACAGACGATGGTAAAAATTTATCATTGCCAAATTATGACCGTCATAACTCAAAAACAGCAAAAAGCCGCGCTTTAGGGGCAATTCGTCAATCAAGATACAAAAGTAACGCACAAGGTGACGCACAAGGTGACGATGCCAGCGTTACCGGAGCGTTACCTAAATCATCACATAGAGAAGAGGAGAGAAGAGAAGAGAAGAATATAAAGACTTTCGTCCCCAGCGATGCTGGCGACAATTTTCCCGTTGTCGAAAAACCGCAATGCCCACATCAAGAAATTATTGCTCTCTACCATCAAGTTTTACCCCAGTGTCCGAGAATACGGGATTGGACACCTGCCAGAGCTGTGCAGTTACGAGCACGATGGAATGAGGATGAAAAGCGTCAGTCGCTTGACTGGTGGGAAAAGTTTTTCGAGTACATCGCCCAAAGCGATTTTTTAACCGGACGCACTGCAAAGCCTTTTTTTGCAGATCTGGAATGGATAACAAAATCGAAGAATTTTGTAAAAATCCGTGAAGGAAATTATGAAAACAAGGGGTCGCATGAGCGAAACTTCCTTTGCTGAGCAAAGTGTTCTTGGCGCATTGCTCATTGATAACGATTCGATTGACCGAATTGCAGACCTTGATGCCAGTCATTTTTACAACTTTGAAAACAGAACAATTTTTCAGGAGATATGCAAACAAATTATTTCTGGAAAGCGTGTTGACGTCATCACAGTGTTTGATGAGCTGAAAGACAAAATCGAGGAATGCCTTGTTTATCTCAATCAGATTGCAAATTCAGTTCCAAGCTCTGCAAACATATCTCGGTATGCCGAAATAATCGTTGATAGCGCCATTAAACGGTCGCTGTCTGCGATTTCAAACGAGATCGATGAGATCATAGCAACGGGACAAAAAAGCGGCGTATGCGTTGATTTAGTTGCTTCGAAGGTTGACGCATTGGCGCATCGTAAAACTATGCAGGAGCCGCGCAAGCTGAATGACATGTTGGGAAACTACGTTCAAGTGGTTGAATACAGGATGGCGGGCAAGATCAAGCCAATCCCGACGGGGTATTCAGACCTTGACGATAAGTTGAATGGCGGCTTAGACCGTGGCACTTTAACGGTAGTTGCTGGTCGCCCTGCAATGGGAAAAACAGCGTTCGGTCTGGGCATTGCCCGTAATGTGTCGTATGACCTGAGTTCTCTTTTTCTCAGCATGGAAATGCCAGCTGATCAGGTGTGTGACCGGAACATAGCCGCACTCGGAAAATTGCCAATTAGCTGGTTAAGAAAGCCAAGCGATAAAAGCTCTGAAGACAAAATTCATTGGGACTCAATGACTGCAGCTTTTGCGAAAGCGGCTGAATTGAATTTGTGGATTGATGATCAGACATCGTTAAACATGCTTGCGATTCGCAATAAGGCCAGACAAGTAAAGCGCAAGAACGGGCTTGATTTACTTGTCATTGACCAGCTTTCATTCATAACTGGTGCGCAGTCTGAAAAATCATGGGAAGCCGTGGGTGAATATACCCGTGGTCTTTTGCAGCTTGCGAAAGAATTGAGCATTGCGATCATTTTGCTGTGTCAGTTGAACCGCGATTGTGAAAAGCGCCCAAACAAACGACCGCAAATGTCTGACTTGGCAATGTCTGGCTCTATTGAGCAAGACGCATCAGTGATTTTATTCCCTTACCGCGACGAAGTTTATAACCCTGATACGCCAGACAAAGGGGTATGCGAAGTCATCATCGGAAAGCAGCGGCAAGGATCCCCTGGACACGTTGGTCTTGCTTATTTTGGCGATCAGACACGGTTTGATAATTTGGCGCGGGGCTGGATGCCAGCAGAGCATGAAAAGCCAAAAATGAACAGAAGCAGGGGGTTTGATTGAAATGCGCCTACTGCAAACACTTCGACATCGAATTACACCCAAGCCACCGCACAGTCAATCTTGGGCTTTGTACTGGATTTCCAAAGTTACGCGCCAGATTTGTAGCGATGAAAGCGGATAAGGACTGCAAACGATTCAAGCAGGAAACAGAAGAAATCATTCAGAAAAGACGCGAAATTTGGAGGAACCGATGAATACATCAGTCAATGTCATAGAGACAAAGGAGACTGTCTAATGCCGAAAAAAGGACAACTTAATGCTCCGGTCGAATCCGTGCAAAAAGCATTCAAACGGGCGATGAAGGCATACAGCAACAGCGATGATGAAATTGCTATTTTTATGATCGGCGGGAAGATTTCATCGACATCGGCAGATTCTCCAAGCTACAAAAAGCGAGTTGATATGTTTAAAACTTCACTGATTGGAGTTTATGATATATCAACAGATGTGCGACAAATACTGGATGATATCGAAGCGTACTACAAAGAGTTCCCAGAAAATAATCAGGTTAATATTCCTGTATTCCTCGATGAATTATCGTAAAATAAAAAAGTCAATAAAATGAAAAAGCGAAATAAAAAATACGCGCCAAAGCCAATCGTTAAAAATCCGCTGAATTTTGTTTTTGGTGGCATGGAAAGATTGCAAGGGGAGCATCTGACTGATCTGAACGTTAAAAATCATGCGGCTATGTTCAAAATTACGCAAGGAATCGGCGAAAGATCGGACTGGGATATGTTGGTAGGCGCTGCAAATATGTCGATTGTGCTGTGCGAAATTCATTTTGATATGCAATACCACGACATGCTGATTGCGGGACGTGATGCGCTACATGCTGTTGGTAAGCGGTATTTGAAATCTAACCGATTTGTGCTGACTGGCGATGAAATGACAGCGTTAAACAACCTACTTGAAGTCCATGAGGCACAGTTAAATGCAGTACGTGTCATTGATGTTGAGCGGGGATATCAAGAAATTCAACGGCGACTGAGAAACCATATCAACACAAAGAAAGTAAAGGAGGAAGTAGCATGAAACGTTTTGATATAAGCCGTTTGTCCGAGCCAATGACACCAGACGAAGAGCACGACAAAAACGAAAGCGCAGAAGAAATCGCAGGTAAGGCATATAATCAAGCATTCTTTCAGGAGTAAAAATGAAAATACCAGAATGGTTAAGCATAAGTGAGCAAGTCTGTAATATTGGTTGTCATCAGTGGAGCGTAGCAAGACTAATACAGCTATCAAAAGATTTTCCTATAATGGATGTGCCGCTGGATCATTTAAATACGTGGTATAAATATGAAAACTTGACATTGCGTGAAATGGTCATGCACATAAAAGCTGTTCAAGATTCTGATCTTGATTTTCCTATTATTCTGGATGAAGATAACAATGTAATGGATGGGCGACACCGCCTGATGAAGGCTATTTTGCTAGGAAAAGAAACAATCAAAGTGGTGAGGTTTGAAGAAAACCCGCGCCCGTGTAACGAGACATCGTAATTCAACAATGAAAGAAAGCAATCAACTATGAACGATCAGCAAATTGAGAAAGAAATCCAAGCCAAAGGATTGACTGCGCCACGTGTTACGCCTACTGATATTGAGGCGGACATCGCAAGTGAGCATTGCTTTACCGCTCTTGAGGGATTCAACCGAGCTGGAACTTGGAATGGAATTAGCGACGAACAATGCCAAAAGTCAGCAGGTGCTCTTAGTTTGCTCACATTCTACGTGCTGGTCCTGAAAAACGGTTTCACAGTCACCGGTGAGAGCGCATGCGCATCACCTGAGAACTTTGACGCTGAACTAGGCCGTAAAATCGCCCGCCAGAACGCAATACAGAAAATCTGGCCGCTGATGGGCTACGCGCTGAAGCAAAAGTTGCACGAAGGAAACAGCTAAATGAAGATCGTCCAATGGGTAACCCCAGATGACCAGATGTGTAATCTGGGTCGGCATTCATGGAGCGTAACGCGCCTGTTTGAATTGCTGCTAGGATCGGAGGGGAAGGCTATGCCATGAAATCAAAATTATTGGCATTAATGATTTTTTTATGCTCATTGAATGCAAGTGCATGTTCAGACACTTTCCAATTTGCAAAGGATAAGCAAATGCACATGGCAGGAAGCGCTGCAATGGCTGGCGCACTATCTGTTGCAGTCGATGATCCGTGGAAAGCATTTATCGCCGCAGTAGCAGTAGGAGCGGCAAAAGAATGGTACGATTACCGACATCAAGACAAACATTGTGCGAGCTGGCAAGACTTTACCTACGATGTGGCAGGAGCAGCAGTAGGCGCTTATGTAGGTTACAGATTAAAAGGCTGGTATATTGAGCCAAAGCGCAAAGAGGTTAAAATTGGCTTTATTAAACAATTTTGAGTAGATAAAATTGCTAATACAGAAATCAACAAGTAATAAAGCATTTAAAGAAAACATTGAAACAGCTGTCATTCTTTGAATCCATGGCATACATGTTTCATGTGTTCTAAAGAATGGCAATTTGGACAGAGAACTTCCAAATTTTGAATTGAATTATTTTTTCTGTTTCTGTCTTTATGATGTACACCAAGAATTGATTTTTCTGCGTCATATCCACATCTTTCGCATGAATTTAACATTTCGCGTTTAAGCATTGTTTTTCTAACTGTTGTATATGTAGGTGAAAAATCTTTTATGTTAGATTTTTTTGTACATGCTTTGCTGCAGTATTTTCTAGTTTTTGCTTTTGATGGGCTTGTTAAAAATTCCGTATTACAGTAAGCGCATTGCAGTGAAACAGTTCCTTTTGTAGATTGAGCTTTTGAATAACAAGTACGAGAACAATATTTTGCTTTATTTGCTCTTGATGAAATATGTGTAAAATTATCTCCACATATTAAGCATTTTGAAGAAATAAAAGTCCTAGATGCTAATGCTAGACATGATCTTGAGCAATATTTTGAAGTGTCTTTTAAATATGGTTTTACATTGTAATCTTTATTGCAATGAGTGCATTTTAATGTAATCATAGGAGTGTTATATGGCGTTAATAAAATCAGGCTCAAAAATGGCGTTCAAGAAGAATATCAAGGAAGAAGCAAAAAGAAAACCAGTAAAGCAAGCTGTAGCCATTGCGTACAGTGTAAAGCGTGAGGCGGGGAAGAAAAAGAAATAGGGCGTTTTATGGCTGCGAAGAATAAAGGTGGAAGACCAACAAAATACAATCATGAATTTGTAACTGTATTCTGCGAGCGAATAGCACAAGGCGAAAGTATGCGGACTATTTGCAAAGATAAGAACATGCCGGACGATTCTACTGTGTGCGATTGGCTGGGTAGGCATAAAGAGTTTGCCGAGCAATACGCGCGCGCAAGAGAGCGCCAAGCAGACTTTTATGCGGAGCAGATCATTGAAATTTCAGACTCAGGTGAGAATGATACTTATCTCGATGACGAAGGAAACAAGCGAACAGATCACGATGTCATCGCCAGATCAAGACTGAGAGTAGATGCAAGGAAGTGGTACGCATCAAAGCTTGCACCTAAAAAATATGGTGAACGACTGCAAACCGAAAACACTGTGACGCATAAGTTTGAAGAACTGACAGACAAAGAGCTTGAAGAAAAAATTAAATCTCTCGGAGCTTGACAGAGAAAAGAAAATAGAATTGCTTACGCTGCTTGAAGAAAAAAAGCGGCGTGAATACGTTTATCGATACAAAACGTTTCATAAAAAACTGTATCCATGGCAGAAGAAATTCCTAAAATCTACTGCGGAATATTCTCAGGCGTGCTTGATAGCTGCAAACAGGATAGGCAAGACTTGGACTGGCACATACATTGATTCCATTCATGCACTGGGCGAATATCCTGATGATTGGGATGGACACAGGTTTGATCATGCGCCATTGATTTGGGTGCTTGGCTACTCTGGCGAAAAGCTGCGCGATCTGTTGCAGATGCCAATTGTCGGGACGGTATCAGAAGGAACATGCTCAGGCGGACTAATACCATCGGATAGGATTGTCGATGTTATCCCCTCGGGCGTTCCACGGCTGGCTAAAGAAATTCAGGTTAAGCATTCCTCTGGCGGTATATCTCGCATTCAATTTTGGTCATATTCACAGGGACAACATGCTCTGATGGGTGACTCCGTTGACTGGTTTCATATTGACGAAGAGCCTAGAGACCAGACCATTTATCCCCAGGTATTGACGCGTACAGCTACAGGCGACAAAGGCAAGGGCGGCAGAGGAATTCTTACGTTCACGCCGGAAAATGGCCGCACTGATCTGGTTATTCAGTTTAGCGATACGCCAAGCCCAGCGCAGTTCGTCATGAATGCTGGCTGGGATGATGCGCCTCATCTGGACGAAAAAGTTAAAGCCGATCTATTGGCGTCCTATCCGGCGCATCAACGAGATATGCGCACGAAAGGCATCCCTATGCTGGGGCATGGCCGAATCTACGATCTATCCGAAGAATTCATTACTTGCGATGCGTTTGAGATCCCGAAACATTGGAGAGTGATTAACGGCATGGATTTCGGCTGGGATCACCCGCAGGCTCAGATACAGTTAGTTATTGACATGGATAACGAAGCGTATTACGTAACACGATCATGGAAACAATCTAAAGTTTCACCGAATGAAGCTTGGGGCGCAGTAAATTCATGGGCAAAAGATGTGCCTACTGCTTGGCCGCTCGATGGACTGCAGACTGAAAAAGGGTCTGGACAGCAGCAGAAGGCGTATTACACAAATGCAGGGTTCCAATTATGCGGAGAATATGCAACATGGCCTGATGGCTCTAACGGCGTAGAGGCTGGGCTGTATGAGATAAGGGACTTGATGCAAAAAGGTAAATTCAAGGTTTTTGCAGGTCTGCGTGAATGGTTCGAAGAATTTAACCAGTACCATCGCGACGATAAAGGGCGCATTGTTAAGACGCGTGACGATTTGCTTGACGCAACGAGATACGCCTACATGATGCGCAGGTTTGCAATTCCATACGGAGACGTAGGAAAACAGAAAAACACAGAAGTGGTAATGATGCCTATTTCATCGCATTGGTGATAATATTCTGATAGATTTTATCTATGAGGTTAATCATGGCGATTAAAAAAGAAACTGACGAAGAATTGCACGATCGGTTGAATCGGGAATTCACGCTGATCTATTCTGCGCAGATGGATGGGCGTGTTCAGTGCATCGAAGACCGGAGATTCGTATTCATCAACGGCGGCATGTGGGAAGGCTCGCTCTACGATCAGTTTGAGAATCGCCCTCGGTTTGAAATCAATAAAGTTCTGATGGGGTTACGTCGGATTGAATCTGAGTATCGCAACAATCGAATCCAGATCAATTTCAGACCTGAGCGTGGCGACGATGACAACGACGAAGACATGGCTAACACCCTGGAAGGGTTATTCCGTGCGAATGAGCAGGAGTCGAACGCTGAAGAAGCTTATGATAACTGTTTCAAAGAGGGCGTAGCTGGTGGTATAGGTGCGTGGCGTTTGCGCGTTGACTATGTAGACGAACTATCAGATCAGGATGACGACGATAAATGTATCAAGATTGAGCCTATTTTTGACGCTGATCAATCTGTCTATTGGGATTTAGACGCAAAGCGGTACGACAAAAAAGACGCGAAGTTGTGTTATGTCGTTCATTCAATGACGCCTGAATCATATAAGAAAAAATACGGGCATGACCCTGCATCGTTTAATTCAATCAATCGCACGATCGTATTTGATTGGTTCCAGCCAAAGGTTGTTTACGTCGCCGAGGTGTACGAAATAACTGCAGAGCCTGTAGAGGTAGCAGAGTATCGAAGCATTATTACCGGCGAAGAAATGTATTTTGATGCATCTGAAGTCACAGATGAAATGATAGCTGACATCAATGCAAAAGGGTTTCAATTCCAAGAGTCAAAACGTGTCAAGCGTCGCAAATGTACTAAGCATGTGATGGATGGTGCGCAAATGCTTGATCCGCCGATCGAGATACCGGGAGGCCAAATCCCAATCATCATGTTCTATGGTAATCGGGATTTCATTGATAACATAGAACGAACATCAGGTTATGTTCGTCCGACAAAAGACGCACAACGTTTGTACAACATGCAAGTCTCAATGCTTGCTGAGACTGCTGCATTCTCTCCTATTCAAAAGCCAATTGTTGACCCTGAGCAGATTAAAGGGCTTGAGCAGTTCTGGGCTGAAGACAACCTGAAGCGATATCCTTATCTTCCATTACGCGCATTGCGAGATGCAGCTGGAAACATTGTTGCAAATGGTGTCGGCTCATATACTAAGGCACCTGATCTGCCTCCAGCGCTTCAAGGCATTATCCAATTAATGGATTCCGACCTGAAAGAAGTCACAGGCAGCGCAGAGCAAGCAGAAAAGATGGTTTCGAACGTATCGGCCGATGCAATTAGCCTGATACAGTCTCAAGTAGGCATGGTTTCGTTTGTCTATATCGACAACATGGCTAAATCAATGCGCCGATCTGCTGAAATATGGCATGGCATGGCAAAAGAAGTCTATAAGCCCGGAGAATATCGCGTTGTCAACAAAGACGGGTCTGAAGCATCGACAGAATTAATGTATGACGATTTGGATGAAAAAGACGGGACACTGAAAATATTCAATGACATCACTAAAGGCAAATTCAAGGTGACCGCTGATGTTGGTCCATCGTTTGCATCTAAGCGCGATCAGACAGTTAAATCGTTGGTCAATCTGCTTAATGTCGTGACGATTAACTCTCCTTATGCTCCTGCTTTGATGGGCATGATCTTCTCGAATATGGACGGCGAGGGGCTAGAGGATGTAAAGAAATATGCACGTCAGCAAATGATGCAGCAGGGAATCGTCGAGCCAGAGGGTGAGGAAGAAGAGCAGTACATGGAAAAACTGAAGGCGCAAGCTCAGAATCAACCTGCTGACCCTAACACGATCTATCTGCAAGCAGCAGCACAAGAAGCTCAGGCGAAGGCTGAGAAAGCGCAATCGGATACCGTTAAAGTCATGGCGGATGCTGAGAGAACAAAGGCGGAAACTGCCAAGATTCTTAGCGAACTGGATCAGGCTGCAATGGATCGGATTTTACAGGTAGCAAATGCGTTACGTGAGTCTGAAAAGCATCAGGTAGAAATGAGTCAAGCAGCTCAACAATATCAGCAAATGCCTGAGCAAACTACGCCTCCGGAATCCGAAAATACACAAAATCAATCAAATGTAGAATATACATAATTAAAAACTATTTGACTTTTAAAAAAAGTGTATAATTAAATCAGGCAACCGTGAGCCTATCACGAGATTAAAGGGGTTTTAAATTGGATACAGATCAAGAATTGGTAGTAGATCAAAACGAAAATCAGCCGGGATCTGACGAAGTACAGGAAGAGCAGCAACAAGTTAAGACTGAAGAAGATGGCGAAATTGAAGTCAAGATCGGGGATTCACCATCCGTTGATGAAGATGTAGACCAAGAAGGCGACAGTGAGGCTATTCGTAATTTACGTGCTGCCAATCGTGAACGTGCTAAACGTGAGCGGGAGGCGGTGCGGAAGGCAAAAGAACTTGAGCAAGAACTGCAGAAGTTAAAAACAGAAGCAGTTTCAGTAGTAAAGGCTCCCGGACAAAAGCCGCAGCTTTCTGATTTTGACTACGACGCAGATCAGTATGAGGCATCACTGACATCGTGGTTTGATACAAAGCGTAAATATGAAGAGCATCAAGCGAAAGAACAGCAAAAGCAACAGCAAGCTCAAAATCAATACCAGGAGCGTTTGACTGGTTATAAATCAAGCGCAGAAACATTGAAAACTAAGGCGCGAGATTATCAAGAAGCTGAAGATGAAGTGGTTTCTACTCTGAGTGTTGAACAGCAGAACATTCTGTTGTTGTATGGTGATAAACCTGAATTGACTGTTTATGGGCTTGGTAAAAATCGCACTGAATTGGAACGTATCGCCAAAATTAAAGACCCTTTGTTATTTGCAAAAGAATTGGGGCGGCTTGAATCGTCTCGAAACGTAACAAATAAACAGAAGTCTCCTGTTCAGGTAGAAAAGCCTGTTACTGGTGGCGCATCTCAAACAATCTCTAACAAACTTCTTGAGAATGCGTTAGAGAAAGCGCAGCAATCGGGCAATATGGATGAATACCGCCGCCTGAAGAAAACGCAAGCTAAATAAAGGATAAATCATGGCTAATAGCTTAACCCGTGACCTACAGATCTATTTTGATAAAGTCTTGGACTCTTTCGAATTGAACGCTGTAGTGTCTAAAGAGGCAGATCGCTTCGTCCCAGATAGCACTGAAATGCAGCGTGCTGGTGATACTTATTACCGTCCAATGCCGTACATGCTTGACGCTGTACAAGGCCTGGACTTGACTGCTGCTACTGCAAATGATCTGATCCAGATGCAGGTTCCTGCGACCATTTCCCAGTTGCCTAACGTGATCTGGAATCTGGACGCAAAAGAAATGCGCGATGAATGGCACATGGATCAAGCCGCTAAAGCTGCGGGTCGCCGTCTCGTTTCTGAGGTCGATACTTTTTCCAGCAGTCTGATTTCTACGCAAGGTTCGCTGGTCGTTAAGCAGACTGGCGCAATGGCTTGGGATTCTATTGCTACGGCAGAACGTATCATGCTGGAGCAAGGTGTTGGCGCTAACTATAGCCGTTCCAGCTTCCTGAATCCGAAAGACTACTTGCCTGTTGCTAAAGAGCTGGGTTTCCGTCAGTTCATGCAGGGTAACAACCCGACTCAAGCAGCGTATGAAAAGTCTCAATTGCCGGACGTTGCAGGCTTCCGTACGTTCCGCACCGAACAAGCCTTGACAATTGTGGCTAACGCGAATACTGGTATTGCAACTGGTGCTTCACCGCAGTCTTATACTCCGATCTCGACCTATACAACTGGCTCTCAGCTGAATCAACCAGCAGACAATCGCTTCATGACTCTGGTTCTGGCAACTGGCTCCGGCGCAAAAGTAAAAGCAGGCGATGCGATTACAATTGCTGGCGTGAACTCTGTGCATCAAATCACCAAAACAGATACAGGCAGCCTGAAAACCTTCCGTGTTATCTCTGTGACTGGTGACAATGCAGTGATTACTCCACCTGTAATTGCAACTGGACCATACCGCAACGTGACCGATGCTGCTGCTGCTGGTGCTGCGATTACTCCGCTGAATACAGCGACAAGTCAGGCTAATCCGTTCTGGCGTGAGGGTGCGCTGGAAATTATCGCTGGCAAGCTGGCTGTACCGACTAACCAAGGTGTTCAAGTGATGAGCGGCACGACTGAGCAAGGTATCCCGATCATTATGATGTACAAGTTTGATCCGGTTACAGCAAAAACTTACGTTCGTTTCAATTCCTTCTTCGGTGCGGTTGTGAAGAATACTGAAATGTGCGGTATCATTTTGGCGAACCAAACCTAAGCTGATTATCAACCAACAAGAGGGCTTTATGCCCCTTTTTTTCATAAGAGGACATTATGATCATGCTGTATAAAGATGGGTCACAATTTGTGATCGATGGTATAAAATGCGATTACAAGGTTTTTGATTTTGATGCTGTTGATGATGCTAAATCTGATGGTTGGAAAACGCACGAAGAATTTTTTAATCCATCAGAAGAAGAAAAGAAGCAGCGCGGACGGCCAAGAAAGGCGGTAAGTGATGCCAACGAAAAAGAGCCTGATTGATCGGGCATTTTCAAATATCGGGATTGCTTCATACACGTTTGATATTTCGCCAGACGAGTATCAGGATGCCCTGACTCGGCTTGATGACATGATGGCAGAGTGGGACGGTATAGGCATTCGGCTTGGTTATGTATTACCAGCGAATGAGGTTCCTTCTGACCCTGCTGACGAGTCTGGAGTGGCTGATTATACGGTCACTGCAATATCATCGAATCTTGCTATCCGTATCGCACCAATGTTCGGAAAGACAGTCAGTCCTGATGTTTATAAGATGGCGGCAAAAGGGTATGACAATATGCTGATATCAACATTCAGCCCAGTCCCAATGAAATATCCTAATACGATGCCGCTTGGTCAAGGGTATAAATCACGGTATCTTTACAATCGGTTTTATCATGATAATGATGTGGATGCGATCAAACTTGAAAACGATGGCAATCTGGAATAATTAAGCCCCTTTCGGGGCTTTTTTTATGCTCTGTACCAAGCGAGATTTCGTAAAGAAAAGATATATCGATCGTGGTTATTCGCTGGCATAGTGCTTGTGGATGCGACCTTTAAAGTATTTCCAGCGCCTGGATTAACAGTCAATGCTGTAATAGTAGATGAACTCATAATTAGTAATTCTTGCCCGTCAACAGTACAGGGCGGAAGATTGATTGTAAAAGATGCGATCGTGCCAGATGGATCAAGAAAAACGTAAATGATGCCCGTATCAAGTGTAATCGATGAGCCTGATTGCGGCACAAAATTGAGCGTTTTTATTCCTGACGAATTCGCATTGACGTAATCTGCTATTTGTTGAACGGTAGCAGCGCGTGTTCTGTTAGTCGTGACATCATTAAGAGGAATTGTATCTGCGCCACTGACGACAGAAACAAGGGTTAAATCACGGATGTTTGTTGACATGTTTTTCTCGCTTATGGTTTAGATAATTTAGTAATTGTAATGACAATGCCACCGTCTCCAGTGATGCGAGACCACCCAACAGAATACATGCTACCTCCGTAATATGGGTTTTGAAATGATTAAAACTGGCACTTGATTCAATTATAGAATACTATTACATAAACCATGTCAATAGTGTTTTCAATAAAATGCAAATACCGATTTTGAACGGCGTATATTCCAGCAATATCGCAGATTATCGTACGTCATTCCCCACAAACATGATGCCAGTTCCTAAAAAAACAGGCATCAGTGATGGGTATTTGCGCACTGCTCCTGGGCTTGAATTGTTTTGTCAAGGAGCCGGAATAGACAGGGGTGGCATCAACTGGAATAATGAACTCTATCGAGTCTCAGGTAATTCATTGATTAAAGTCTCAAGGGACGGGACATATACCAATCTTGGGACTATTGACGGATACCGCCAATGCACAATGGTTTACTCGTTTGATGACCTTGGCATCTGCACGTATGAGGCAGCATACCTTTACAACCCTGTAAAAGGGCTGAGAAAAATTACTGATCCTGATCTTGGTATTGTGTTCGATTCTGTTTGGATAGATGGTTATTGGATTTATACAGATGGTGAGTTTCTTATTCAGTCTGAGTTAAATGACCCTATGTCGTTTGTCACGACTAAATACGGCTCCTCTGAGGCTGACCCTGACCCTATTCGGGCTGTGGCTAAGCTACGCAATGAACTGTACGCAATCAACCGATACACGACTGAGATATTTCAGAACGTTGGCGGTAATAATTTTGCATTCCAGCGTGTAAATGGCGCTGTCGTTCAAGTTGGCTGCGTAGGGCCGCGCTCAAAAGAATACATCGGCGACGGTGTTATTTTTGTTGGTAGCGGAAGGAATGAGCCTCCTGCTGTCTATTACATTGAGGGCGCACAATCTGTAAAAGTTTCTACCCGTGAGATTGATATTATTCTCGCAAAATATACTGAGCAGCAGTTGAATGATTCTACCAATCTGGACGTTATACAGATTTATTCCCATGAATTTATGGTGATCTATCTGCCAGATCATACGATTGTATGGGATAAAGCAGCATCAGAGGCAACTCAGCAGCCTGTGTGGTTTTTCCTCAGTTCTCAAGTAGATGCGTCCATGCCGTTTCGTGGACAAAATGCCGTTTGGTGTTACGAAAAATGGCTATTTGGCGATGCTCGCGATGGAAGAATTGGAGATTGGAATTTTGGAATAGCTACTCAATACGGCGAGGATGTTGGCTGGCGATTTGACACGCAGCTTTTGTTCAACGAGACGAAAGGTTTCATTGTTCACTCAATGGAACTAACCGGACTTCCGGGAAAAGGACAGCTAGGAAAAGACCCACAGATTTTCGCATCATATACAAAAGACGGTGTAACTTGGTCAGACGAAAAACTTCACGCGGCAGGAAAACAAGGTGAATATCAAAAACGTATTGTCTGGCGGCGTTGCGGTGTGTCGCGTCAATATAGAGGGATTCGTTTTAGATCGGCGAACTCCAATCCGATTGCGTTTGCTCGATTAGATTTAGAGATTGAGGCGCTAAATGCCTGATATCAGCTTGTACACAAAATACGTGGCAAGAAACAAGCTTTCAAAGCTAGTTGATAACGATCACGAAATGGTGAAATATTTTGAAAATATCTTTAAGGATATTACTCAAACTCTGCCAAATTACACTGCATCAATCGAGGAAATCGCATCAGCAGCAGCAGCTCAAGCAGTTCAAGTCTCTGCATTGTCGGATGAAGTGGAAAACATTCGCTCTCAGTTACAAAATCAAACTGCTTCCGCAGAAGACATAATCCAATTGCAAAGCCAATTAAACGGCGTTTTAAGCGATTTTCAGGATAAGCTGGATATTGTAGAGAACTCGCTTGCAAATGCTCAAGCAAGGGCGATTCAGTTGGATGAATTCCCTGTTTCTGGCAGTGTTGCTTTAGTGGCTGGCGTTGCTACGGTAAATTATCCGGTAACTGCATCAACGAGGATATTTTTGACGTCTCAGGATGACGGCGGAACTGTAGGTTTTCTGAGGATTAGCTCAAGGGCAGTCGGAACAAGTTTTACCATATCGTCAAGTGAGCCGCTGGATACGTCCACGGTGGGATATTTAATAATGAAATGAGGTAATCATGGCAGCAGCACAAACTAAGCTTTTATTCCCTACAGCGCAGATGACTGCAAGCACTGCGACTTATTACACGGTAGGCGCAAACACTAATACGGTGATTGATTCGGCTATTGCATCAAATGGAACCGGAACTAATCGCACGATTACGGTTTATCTTGTCCCGTCTGGTGGAACTGCTGACGCGACTAATATCGTTATCCCGTCTACTGTTGTCCCGGCTAATAGCGACATTACGCTGAATCGTTTGATTCTTCAGGCTCTGTCAGTCGGCGCAACATTACAAGCAAAATCAGATGCGGCATCCGCTGTAAATCTTCGCGTGTCTGGACGTGAGCAAACAACATAGTTAAAAACTATTACAATTTAACTTTTAATAGTATTATGTGATTATGAAGAAAATAGATAGCCAAGAAGCAGCAATCAGACTTTCTGAGTATCTGAGTGAGCGTGGAAATTTTACGCCAGAACAGATCAAAGAATCTTTGAAGGATTGGGAGTTTATTGATTGCGGTGGCGCGGTTGTCATGATTAAAGAAAACGAAATACATGTTGCTGCACCAAAGAACAAACATGGCAAATGGATTCTAAAAGGCGACTTGTATCAAGTAATTGGCGGGATGATTCGGAAATTTGGATTGATTGTCACTACCGTATCAGACGACAACTGGCGCGGGAAACAATTTGTTGAGCGGCTTGGTTTTGAATTGATTAACGGTCGCTATGAAATGAGAGAGTTTAAATATGGCACGTTATAACGCTGCATCATTTGAATTACCTATTGGATATTCAGAACAAATAGTAAAAGGTAATAAGCGAAAATTATATGACCCTGTCTCTGCATTGGTCATGGGCGGGACGCAGCTTATCGGCGGGATGATGGGCGCAGATGCTCAAAAATCAGCCGGGGAAGACGCTGCAAATGCGCAATTCCGAGCATCTCAAATGGGGATTGAAGAACAGCGTCGGCAGTTCGATACACTCCAGAAATTGTTAGCGCCTTATGTTCAAGCTGGTACTGGCGCATTATCAGGACAGCAGGCCTTGCTTGGCCTTTCCGGTACCGATGCGCAACAACAAGCAATAGCGGGTATTCAAAATTCACCACAGTTTTCAGCACTGCAGCAGACTGGCACTAATTCAATTCTACAAAACGCTTCTGCTACTGGCGGTCTTCGCGGCGGTAATACTCAAGCTGCGCTTGCGCAGTTTTCACCTCAACTTTTGAGCCAATTGATTGACCAACAATACTCTCGATTGGGCGGGCTAACTTCATTGGGGCAGAATGCCGCTGCTGGCACTGGTAATGCTGGCATGGCTACTGGGAATAACATTGCCAATCTTTTAGGTCAGCAAGGATCAGCGCAAGCTGGTGCAGCACTTAATGCTGGAAATGCTCAGGCAGGACTATATCGTGGCATTGGAAGTTTGGCGGGAAATCTGATGGGATATAGTGGTTTTGGTGGTGGATTCAGCGGAGGTGGCTTTGGTAAAGGCGGCGTAGATTACAGTAAATTATCTGATCTGATAGCTGGGGGCTAACATGGCTGATCCATACAACTATTCACAACAATTTCAAGGCCAAGATTTTGGGCAATCGCTCATGCAAGGTTTTCAAACTGGAATGGGATTGCGTGAGCAACAAGCGCAAAACGACATAAATCGTCAAATATTGCAGCAGAAACTAGCTGCTCAACAGCAAGCGATGGAGCAAGCACAATTTCAGCAAAAAACACTTACCGACTTTGCTCAGATAAAAAATCCGACAAGTACAGATTATGCAAAATTGATGACTGCATTGCCGCAACAATCTGAGCATTTAAAACGCGCATGGGAAGTATTAGATCCTGCACAAAAAGAAGCAAAGTTTAGCCAGACTGCACAAGTTTTTACTGCGTTGAAAAATGGTAATACTGATGTTGCAAAAAGCATCTTGACTAAACAAGCAGAGGAATATGAGAAAGCAGGTCAGCCAGATCAAGCCCAAGCATTACGCACGATTAATGACACGATAGACATTAACCCAAAAGGTGCAGCTGATTTTGCTTACGTGAATATGCATGCTGCCGATCAAAAACGCGCTACTGAATTAGTGGATAGCTTGGGTAAATTAGGCAAGCAGCCATATGAGCAAAGTAAAGCTCAGTCGGAAGCAATTATCGAGGAGACTAAGGCGGGTGCTGCTCAAACTACTACTCAACAGGGAATTGAAAAAACAGCAGCCGATATTGAGGCAACAAAACAGTCAACAAGGATTGCTGCCATGGACGCTCAGTTGCGCAAAGCAAAAGGACTACTTGATATTGAGCAAAACCCACTTGAGCGTCAAAAGCTTCAGTTGCAAGTTCAGGAATTAGAATCAAAAATTGGCGATGAAAACCGTAATAAAGTCGCTACTGCTGTTGGCATCTTAGACTCATTCCAAAATACAGGTTCAACGATTGATAAATTGCTGAATCATGAAGGTTTTAAAAATCTGTCTGGCGTATTAGGCGGAAAACATATTCCTGGAAGCTCCGGCGCGGACGCTCAAGCCTTGCTTGACACTGTGAAATCTCAATCATTTATCAGCTCTTTGCAAAATGCAAAGGCAGGTGGCGCGGCATTTGGTGCATTGACTGAGGGAGAAGGAAAACGTATTGAGGGAATGATTGCAAGCCTTGATCAAAACCAAAGTGAAAAATCACTTCGTAAAGCATTAGCATCTATTAATGACGTGATTAATGCTGGCAAAAACAGAGCTATTGAAAAGAATTCGAATATTCCTTTGATTGATAGCCCTACTCGAGGGAAGATTACTGGCGCAACTATTATTGATGCGGCTCGTAAAGCAAAAGTTACACCAGCAAAAATGTATGACTTCTTGACGGCACAAGAAGCCGCGCAGTTAGGGAAATAACATGGCTGCAAATTATGACGACATCATCGTTGCTGCCGCTGATAAATACGGCATTGATCCTGATTTATTCAAACGTCAAATAAAGCAAGAGAGCGGATTTAAGCCTGATGCCGTAAGCAAAAAAGGTGCTATCGGGCTTGGACAGGTCATGCCAGAAACAGCAAAATCACTCGGCTATACTCCAGAAGATATGACTGATCCTGCGAAAAACATTGATGCCTCTGCTAAGTTCATGGCAAAGATGTACAAACATGCTCAGAAGAATAATCCTTCGCTGGCCGGTTCAGATTTGGATGCTGCCGCATTGGCTGCGTATAACGCAGGCCCTGGTGGCGCATTGTCATTCATCAAAACTGGCGACATCAATAAATTACCGAATGAGACAAAAGATTATATTGCAAAAATATCTGGTAGTTCTGGTACAAAGGCAAAAGGACAAGTTGACCCTTTTCAAGTAGATGACATTATTGCTGCATACAGATCGGCTTCATCTCAGAATCAAACAAATGCAGCCTCAGCACAGCAAGAATCAGCATCACAAGAAAAGCCAACAGGTGATTTGGTAGATCAGTTAGTTCAAGAATACAGAAAAGGTATTCCACCACAGAAGCAAGCTACGCAGCCAGCGCAACAACCGCAAGATAGTAGCTTATTGGATCAAGCTAAAGGCTATTACGGCGCAGTTATTCGCGGCGCATCACCTACGGCAATAGGAGCAACGCTTGGTGCTGCTATGGGCGCTCCTACTGGTATAGGCGCGGTGCCGGGAGCATTAGCTGGTGCTGGCGCTGGCTTCCTTACTCAGGCAATTGGCGATCCAGCAACAGTTGCAGTAAACAATTTATTTGGCACAAATTTTGAAACGCCAAGTCAAGCGCTTGAACATCTGTTGGATAAAATGAATGTACCGCGCCCTCAAACTGAAGGGCAGCAATTAGTTCAAGCCTTGACTTCTGGTCTTTCAACTGGCGGCCTTGGTGCGCCTGCTGCGGCTGCGTCAATAGCCAAAACCGCGTCAAGCCCTGTAACAAAAGCGGTTGCGTCTCAATTAGCTGCAAATCCTGCATTGCAGGGTATTTCAGGCGGCGCTGCTGCTGGGTCATCTGAATTAGCAAGACAAGAAGGATTAAGTCCTGGTGCTCAATTAGCTGCCGGATTAGTCGGCGGCATTGCTGCGCCTATGGTTGCGGGTAAAGTTGCAAACGTCATGAGTGCGGCAAAGTCCACTGCTGTTGTAAATCCTACCGTGCAAGCTGCGGAACAGGCAAAAGTTCCTTTGATGACTTCGGATATTGTCCCTCCTGAAACTTTCCTAGGAAAACAAGCTCAGGCTGTTGGTGAGCGCGTCCCTGTTATTGGAACGCAAGGGCAAAGAGCAACTCAACAAGTAGCACGGCAAGATGCTGTACAGGCTTTGGCAGAACAATACGGCACACCAAGCTATGAAGCTATTACTCAAAGCTTAAAAGGTAAAGTCGGAAAAGTTAAACAAGCAGCTGGACGAGTTATAGATCAAACTGGGACAAAGCTAGATCAAGCTGGTACTGTGGCACCTGAAAAATCTTTGTCTGCTATTGATAAAGCAGTTTCAGAATTGCAAAAGCCAGGTGTATTTAATCCTGCTGCTGAATCTCAAGTCGCTCAGTTGAATAGCTTGAAACAAGTATTAAGCGGAGAGCAATCGTTTAGCACATTAAAGCAATCTCGAACTGCAGTTTCCGAAATATTGAATTCTGTTGATGCGGCCGGAAGAAGTCAGTTACCGAGTTACGCAAAAGCATTAATGACCAGAGTTAAAAATGCCATGTCTGACGATATGAAAGATTTTGCAAAAACAAATCTCTCCGGATCTGAATATGGGAAATGGCTGAAGGCTAATCAAGTCTATGGCGAAGAAGCCAATTTGTTGAAGAACTCACGTTTGAAAAATGTATTGGACAAGGGGGATTTAACGCCTGAAGTTGTTCGCAATATGATCTATTCAAATAAGCCAAGCGAAAACAAAATTTTGTATGATTCACTTGGACAAGTCGGAAGAGAACAAGTCAGAGCTGCTTTTATCAATGATGCGTTTGAAAAAGCGTCTCAGTCTGGTCAGATCAATCCCAATCGTTTTGCCGTTGAATTGGCAAAGAACGATAAGAAAATAGACATATTTTTTAAAGGCGAAGAAAAAGAAACTGTAAAGGGATTGATTGATGTTTTACAGCGAACAGCGCGTGCTCAGAAAGCTGCAGAGGCTCCGACGACAACAGGCGCAACATTGACGCCATATGCGCTTGGCGCGTCTGCATTTGCTGATTTAGGCGCTACATTAGCGGCGGCTGTTTCAGCTGGTGGTATATCAAGAATCTACGAGTCTCCTGCGGTCAGAGATTTGATTCTGAAAATGCAGGCATCAAAACCTAACTCTAAAACAGAGGCAGACCTTGCTGTTAAATTGCTACAAGCTACACGTGCAGCAGATCAACAAACAAGAACAAAGCAACAAAAACCAAAACCACAATTTTAAGGATGCTCATGGCTAATCTAGTCGACCTTAACCCATACGGCGTATATAACGACCTGCAAGGCCGTCCTCTGAATAACGGCAAAGTCTATATAGGATTGCCGAACCAAGATCCGAAGGGCTATCCTGCGCAAGTTTATTGGGATGCCGCCATGACTATCCCGGCGGCGCAACCGTTGCGAACTGTCGGTGGCTATGTTGCTCGCAATGGCACTCCTGCACGTGTGTACATTAACGGCAATTATTCGTTGCAGGTAACTACATCAACTGATGTGCAAGTTTTTTACGTCCAAGATTATTATCTTTCCGGGACAGCGCAAATAGTAACATCAGATAAAACAAATATTGTTTTTGACTCAATAGCAGCTCTCAGATCAAATTTTTACCCAGCATCAGTCATAAAAAATTGTTCAGTTACATCATACTATGGAGGTAATGCTGTCGTTTTGCAAAAACCACTTTTCCAGGGCAATTATTTTATAAAAACCAGCGATACAACTAGCCCAGACAATGGCGGGACTATCATTGTTGATGCAGCAGGAAACCGTTGGTATTTGTCATCTAATGCCTTAATTTACGGTGAAACATTCGGTTGTCGAGCTGACGGTGTGACAGATGACTCTATTGCAATGCAAGTAGCAATTGGCTGGGTCTTAAATAATAGGAAAAAACTGCATCTAACAGCAAGCAGTTATCTTTTAAATTCAGTAACTGTTTCCAGCACTATAGCATCTGCATGGCCGTCGCTAGAAATTGAAGGTGAGCTTGGGGCTACAGGGGAAGCCCTTTCTCAATCAGGTGCAAATGGTACTACTATTACAACAAATGGGAACAGTGCGTTTATAATTAATTTTGACTCGTTCTTTAATGAATCTATAAGATTTAAAAACATAGGGTTTCTTAATACGGGGGCTATAGGTTCAACTTCTGCAATTACTGTAAATAAACTAGCGACAACAGGAGGCAGTTTTCCTCGTGGGTGGGAGTTCAGAGATTTAGGCTGTTCTGGATTTTATTCGTTTTTAACAGTTCAAGGTTTTGACCCTACATTTACGAATAACTTTTTTGGCACGATTGGACTTTATAATGTTGTAACATACAACACAGGTGTAAGCATTCGCGCAATAGACTGCTACTTTGATTTGCTCTCAATGAATGATTGTCTATTTCATTTGGCTTCAGCCTATGGAATATCCTTTGAGGAAGGTGGATTGTCTTACGGCTCTGGTGCTATCATGACGTTAAGAAATACACATTTCGAGGGGTGCGGAAGTGCTGCGATTCGTGGGGGGTCTCGTTATAGCGTGCTTAATTTGCAATCTGTATCAGCAGAGGCGTGTGGAGTTACTACTGGTTACGGCTTCATACTACAGCAAGGAATAAACAACTTGATTATCAATGTTGAAGGTGGCGGCTATGGCGATTCGCAATTTGCGCTGATGCCACCAGAGTTTAGAATTGGAAATGGATGCATAATTAATTCAGCAGTTCCTGTGTTCGCGTCAGGGATAGGATGGCAAACAAACACACCTAACACCGTTACACCAATAATTTCAAATAATGCGACATACAATCAAACTGATAAATACACGTTTTGCATGACCCCTTTAAGCACAAATATTGGCAGAACTAACAACAGAACTTTTGAAAGATTTAGTGGCTACTATTCGGCTGGCGGGGTTTCTTTAAATGCTGCTAATAGCTCCAATCTTCCAGAATCCGTTAGGGCAAATTTTGTTGGCGTCCCTTCTGCATCGCAAATAGTTGGCAATATTTCTGACACATTTACCGCCCCCTCAGATGGGTACATTTACACATCATGGATGGCCGCTTACACTGCGTCAAACACAGGATTTGGCAATGGTGCAAAGGTGGTAATTAATGGTGTAAACGTCACCCCTGCGTATGGAAATATATTTAATCAATACACTGGAAATTTCTTGCTGCTGTACTCAATAGGTAATGGGCAGCAATTAGGTCAATTTGATCCGTACATGACGCCGAACCCAGCATGGCAAACCGCTCATTATCAAACATTTGAACCTTCTTTGCTACCTATGTCACAAGCAGCATGCGGCTACCCGAAAGTGCAAACTACATCGTTTAGTCAGCTAAATGGCAGCCCCGCCAATGATCTTGTCATAGTGGGAACGGGTGATGGGGTAACGCCATATACTGTTAGGGTGAAGCTTCTATTCGCATCTGGCGCGTATGGATACAGAGAGTTTTTAATAACTGGAAATGGAGTAAGTAATGCTAGAACGGTGACAACTGTGTCAAGCAATGTCGTGTCAGGGGTTGCTACTGTGGTAAATGCAGGCGCAAACGCAGATCAATATAATATCACTGTTCAAAATACATCTGGATTTGCAATGGAAGTAACAAAACAAGTTGAATATATCTCATAAAGGAGCTTCAAAGGCAATTCAATCTAATTCAATTTCATATTGCGTTAATTGATTCAAAATTTAGTATAATGAAAACTAAACTTTTATCGGGGATATTATGAAATTTCAATCTGTAGGCGGCAATGGCCCATCCAAACCTAAAAAGCCAGGTGACGATGGTTATGAACCAATGGCAGCTCGTAAAAAGAAAAAATGAAACAATACAGCAGACTGATATGCGGTTTATTCATGCTTTTTATTGAGGCATCGTCTGCTTACGTGTTGGATTATTCCCCGCAAAATGATGTGTATTACATTGTCTGCGGGACTTTTAATTTTTTGAACATTGTCATATTAATGTTTGCAGGCAAAAACCTGTTGTCTGTTGATATGCAATTTCTGTGTTTCTTGTCATTAATTGGTCAGTTCTTTGGCTTTATATCGTATCATGTTGATATTCCAAAAGAGCCATATAATTTTGTAATATGGGCTTTAGTCTTATGTCAGATATTGCGTCTAATAATTAAACGAAAGGGCGACGCCGATGGATACAGTTTGGGCGATTCTCGGTTGTCTATATTTTTTCGCTATAATTTTGGGCGCATTACGTATAATTTTGAGGGCAAAAAATGAAGGTATCAGAAGAAATGGCAAGCCAGATCCTACAATCCGTAGGGACACAAGTGGCAGAGAGTAAAGCATCTTATGCGGTTGCAGGTGCTACAGTCCTTTTGGGGGCGTCACTTGCTGAATGGCAGTCTTGGCTTGCTGTAATTTCTCTTATGCTGGGTGTCGGGCTTTCTACAGTCCTGATTATTCGTAACGTGATCGGCGCATTAAAAGAATATCACGAACTAAAGCGAGTCAAAAATGCAGCTACTCCTGAAACGTGAAAAATCGTCTGAATTTTCTACAATCGGATCACTATTTGTTGACGGTGTTTTTGAGTGCTACACGCTTGAGGACGTTGTAAGAGACAAAAAGATTTACGGTCAAACCGCAATCCCCGCAGGGACTTACAAGGTCTCTATCAGCTTTTCAAATCGTTTTAAACGCGATCTCCCAATACTTCTTAACGTCCCAAATTACGAGGGCGTTAGAATTCATCCTGGTAATACGTCAGCAGATACAGAGGGTTGCATTCTTGTCGGTGAATCCAGATCAAAAGATTTTATCGGTAACAGCAAAAAAGCTTTTGACAAGTTATTCCTGAAGATTAAAGGAAAAGACGTTACCCTAACAATCGAGGCTTATCATGGCGCTTGATCCAATCAGCTCGGCACTAGAAATAGGTTCAAAACTCATAGATAGATTGTTCCCTGATCCTGCTCAGGCGGCTAATGCTAAACTGGAATTGATTAAACTGCAGCAATCTGGCGAACTGCAAGAAATCGCTGGACAAATTGACATAAACAAACAAGAAGCTGCAAGCTCAAGCGTATTTGTAGCCGGATGGAGACCATTTTGCGGTTGGATATGCGGACTAGCACTTGGATACACATATATTTTTTATCCGCTATTAGTCTGGGTTTGTGCGTTGTGGTTTCCCCATGTACAGCCGCCAAAGCTTGGAAATGATGGAATGTTGTATG